AGGTTTTGCAGAAAATACCATAAAAGTATATAATGATAGAAAGGTAGTACTACAAAGTCTATTAGACGTAATAAAAGAAGAGAAGAATAAGGAGGAATCTAAAGATGGACGATCCAGTAACTAAGATTATTATAGGTAAAGAAAAGGCTCCTCCTGAGCCGCCACTAACCCAATACCAGGAGGATAATAAAGCAGAGTTAACACTTCTGGCAATTCTCAGGGGTAAATCAGCAGGCTTTCAGCGAGATAAATGTAATGAAATTGGTGTCTCATGGGATGAGTATCTGAGACTTAAACGTAAATGGAAGAGAGTTCTAGAAAGGGAGGAGAGCTAATGACAGTACAAGAAATCAATGGTAATCATGGACCTAAAAAGACTAAGCTAAATATTAATCCAAATGAGCTTCCTATTTATAAGTGCTCTAATTGTAGTGGAGAAGCATTTATTAATGGAGTTGAGTTGAGAATTCTATCAGAGATTATCTCACCTTCAGGAAAAAGAGAAGTTATTCAAGGTCCAGTGCTTGTGTGTAGTTTGTGTGGTAGGAGAGTTCTACAGGAAGATTTACATTAAGATTTTTTAAAGGAGGTATAAATATGAGAGATAAAGAAACGATAGAAAGATGGATAAAAGAGACTAAGGCTATTATTAAAGAAAATGTTGAGGATAGTGTTCAGTATGAGAATGATTATGAAGAAAATCAAAAGACTCTTAATGATGATCTTAAAAGACTAAAAGAAGAAATTCCTTTTGAGAATTCTCTCAGAGGAATAATTCAGGCTCATGAGACAGAAACCTTTGCTAATATTGATAATATAATGCATACTCTGTATGAGCAGACTGGCAAGGGTTATAAGGTAACGATAGAGGAGAAAGAGGAAGAAGAAAGAGATTCTTCTATAAATAGTTTAGAAAAATCTATGAAAAAGGATGAATCAAGAAATGGTCATGATTGGAATAATCTGGAACTTAAAGCCCTTAATGAAAGTCTTCTTAATTTTATTGATCTTATGGCAGTAAAACATAGAAGAACATCACTAACTATATCATATAAGATACAAACCTTTATTAATGATATAATTATAGCGGGAGGTTCTTAATGCCATACTATAACAAAGATCTCTCCTATCCTGTGCCGCCCGCACCTTCTTGGGAAATCCAGGATGCATCAAAGGTAAAGACGGCTATGGAATGTTGGAGAAAATATTTTTTCGAGTATGTCCTTGGCTGGCGACCTGCCAGTGCTAACATTCATCTGATATTTGGCTCAGCATGGCATGAAGCTTTGGCTATGTTATATCTGTCAGATTTCTCAGTTGAAAGTGTTCAAAAAGCTTATTATAAGGGCTTTCTCCCATACTATCGAGCTCACTTTGATGAGTCTGATGATGAGATATATTCACCAAAGATACCTTCAAGAGCTTTTGTGGCCCTCGCAGCTTACGCAAACAGACATAAAGATGAAGAACGTGATTATAAGATTCTCTCTCATAATGGAGTTCCTATGGTTGAGATAGGTGGAACTATTAATCTGTCCGAAGATCGTGTTGTTACCTTTAAGATGGATACTATTATGGAAGGACCTCATGGAATCATCTCACGTGAGCACAAAACAGGTAGTTCAACATGGAACTGGAATCTTCAATGGTATCTGTCACCTCAGGTTGGTACATATTCTCACGTACTTTATTGTCTGTATGAGGAGAAAGACGTTCGTGGTGTAATAGTTGACGGAACGTTCTTTAAGAAGACTAAAGATGATGCTAAGAAAGACTTAAAAGATCCTTTCAGGCACTTTGACTTTATGGAAGTTCCAGTTTATAAATCACCTAGCAATATGAATGCTTGGCTGAATACTATGCTCTGGTGGCTTGATATGATTGAATGGAACTTTAACCTATTGGCTGAGTGTTCAGCAGAAGATAATATCATGAAAGCCTTTCCAATGAATCCTACAGGTTGTACTAACTGGAGTGGTTGTCCTTATCATGATCTTTGTATGGCTTGGGCTAACCCACTTAAGCATGTTGAGAGGCCCCCGATAGGCTTTCAGATTGAACATTGGAATCCTCTGGCAGAAGAGCCGAGAGTTATGCTTAATAAACTATAAGGGAGGTGATAAAGATTAGCACATTACTATCAATAAAGAAACATGCAGCAGAGATCAAAAAGATGTATGATGAAGATCCCCGCAATCTTACCTTTAACGCCATAGTTCACGGGCCTATTAAGACTGGTAAGACCTCTCTACTCAGAACCTGTCCAAAGCCAATTTTTGTTCATAGCTTTGATCCAGGTGGAACACTGGTTCTCAGGGATATGATAGACAAAGGTGAAGTCTTGGTTGATACAAGGTTTGAGAAGGAAGATCCTTTTGCACCTAAGGCTTGTAGGCTCTGGGAGGATGAGTTCAATTATCTCTATCGTAAGGACTTCTTCTCTCATGTAGGTACATTTGCGATTGATTCTATGACTACATGGGCACAGGTTGTGATGTATGAGGTAATCAGACGGGCTGCAAAGGTTAAGAAAGATCGAGAGGTTGGAGGAGCTCCTCAGGAAAATGACTGGCTTCCACAGATGGCATTTATAGAAAATTATATGAGGAAATTCTTATCCTTGCCATGTAACTGTGTCTTGCTGGGACATTCTGATCAGCCTAAGGATCGTGAAGGTAATGCAGTTGGAGATCTTGGGATTATGATAACGGGTAAGCTGAGGGAGAGAATTCCTGCTCTTTTCAGTGAGATTTATTATCTCAGAATCAAGGATTACAAAGCTGAAACACGAGAATTACTAACAAAACCTGTCTATGGAATTCAGGCAGGTTCAAGATTGGGGAGAGGAGGAAAACTAAATAAGGAAGAGCCACCTGACATAAAAGCTATTATGAAAAAGTGTGGACTTGATACAACAGATAAGCCGTTGTTTAAGGATCTTAAAGAGGAGGTGAAAGAATGATAGAACAAAAAGGAAAATGTATAGAAGCAAATTGTCAGATACCTGAGATACTTAGTAAGGGTAGAGATAGAGTAAATGATCTAGATAATATTGTAGGTGTTTTGGAGGACCGTCTAAATAATCTTCTAACAGAAGCTTTTCCAGAACCAGAGGAAGTTGATAAGAAAATTTCACAACCTTTGGTAATTGTGGCTACTGACATAAAAGATATAGTAGAAACTGTTAGACTTAATACAGCCAGAATACAGTCAATAATTAACCGATTAGAAAACTAATCAACAAAGAAAGGGAGGATCAACATGGGAGAAAGTTTTTTAGATTTTACAGATGGAGAAGAAGATTTGGATGGTGCTGTTGAACCACAGGCAGCTGAGGATGGAGAATATACGCTTAAGCTCGTTGACTGGCAGACAGATAAGAAAGGTTCTGTTCTGAGAAAGGATAAGAATGATGATCCTTATATCATGCCACTGTTTGAGATCATCGAGTGTGAAGAAGCAGCATTTGCAAAGAGCTTCTCACAGTTCCTGCGTATTCCTCATGATGGTCTTAACGCAAAGGACAAGAATGCGGCTAAATGGGACCTGAAAGCGTTTTTTACATGCTTTGGGATTGACTATACTCAGCGGGTTGACTATGAGGAATGTGTTGGAAAGACTGGCGATGCGCTTCTAATTGTTACACCTGATGAGGGCTATGGTGAGCAGAATAAAGTGAAGAAATTCCTGAGTCCAAGATAGATGAAAGTTGCTGGGATGGCGGAATTGACAAGTATACGGTTAAAGTCCGACATTGCTTGTCATTGGAGATCAGACGTATCCACGCTGGATGGAGATAGACGAAAACGCTTAGCGGCATAAGTCCTTCGTGCAGGTTCGAATCCTGCTCCCAGCAATCATCTTAAACACAAAGGAGGTGAGAAGAATGCCATTATACGAAGTAGCAATAATAGCTAAAGCAGAAGAAAATGGAAAAGAATTATTAGTCTTTGGGCCTAAAGCCGTTATAGCAAAAGATGATAAAGATGCTATTTTTGTTGCAACTGCTATATTTGCAAAAGATTCAGATAGAGATCTGATAAACTTAGATACAAAAGTTCTTGTACATCTTTTCAATTAGGGGAGTTAAATGATTGGATAACATTATCTAATAAATTAACTCCCAGAGAACTTAAAGTTCCTAATAACTCAGTTCTTGAGAAACATGCTAAAGAAATGGATAAGTTATTTCCTAGTACACAGGACTCTTTTATTCGTGGATATTTAGAAAGTTCTTAAAACTATTGAATCTAATAAATGTCAAAATGTTACTTATACAGGAGCATAATCATTAACCTCCATACGAAAAACGAACAAAGCACAGGAGAAAAACTATGTCACAGCGACCACGACTTTCAATAGATCTAACGATAAAACAGCAGAAGTTTCTACAGAAGCTTCCTTTTGGCATGAAGCAGCAATTAGTCTCTACTTTAGTCAATATGCTTATTGAGATGACTGAACGCTGTGGCATGGAATCTCTCGGAATTGTTATGGCGAAAGCTATTAATCTTGAAGACTATTTTGAAAAGGATCTTGATAGGGAGGAAGATAATGGATGAAAGACAAATAGTAAAACTTTTTAGTGTATTACTTCAGATTGAGCAAAATACAAGAGGAGTAGATATTTTAGATAAACCCATAGAAGATGATTCTAAAGATGCTACTCATATAAACATACTCAGAACAGTCTTCTTTGAGAAATTAGATGCTAAGACAGGCTGGGGAAGAAATGAACTAAAGAATTTATTTGATGATTGTATTTCTTTAGTTAAGGAGTATCCATTCTAATGGCGACGCTTAAAAACCTACATAAATCAATCTCTGAGATGTCTAATGAGGAAGTCTTTAATCACATTAGATATCTCAGGGAGCTGAGACGAGAAATCCCTGTAAAAGTGGCAAGGAAGACAGTTGCTAAGAAGCAGGGAAATAAGCAAATCTCGATAGAAGAGCATCTGAAGAAGATGGGTGATGCTGACAGGGAGCTAATCCTTAAACGACTTTTAAAAATCAAGGAGAATAGAGATGCTGGATATACTAAAGATTAGTAAGATCAAGGTAGCTGATGTATTGATGCGTGATATTGAGGTAGGAGAGAGGTTCAGAAAAGATCTTGGAGATATAGAATCTCTAGTTCAGAGTATTAAAAAAGATGGTCTGATTCAGCCTATCTCAATAGCCGTTAATAAGCCGGGAGCAGAGAAACCATACCTGCTTGTTGCTGGTGGGAGACGCTTTAAGGCTCTTGAATTTCTGAACACAAAGAATGAGATAGAATTCATAAGCTGTCGAATATATGAGAAAGAACTGACGGAGCTTGAGTTAAGACTTCTGGAGTTCGCTGAGAATCTCTATCGTAAAGATCTCGGTTGGCAAGAAGATTGTGATCTTAAGTCAAGAATCCTTAACCTCCAGCAGAGGATACATGGCGTAAAGATGTCTACGGCCAGAGATGCTCCAGGGTTTTCTCTTACTGATCTTGCAAGAATGACGGGTAAATCAAAGGGAGCTCTATCAGATGATATTAATCTGGCTAAGATGATGGAGGCTACACCTGATGTAAACTGGAAACAATTCAAGACAAAGGATGATGCAAAGAAAGCTTTAAAGGGTGCTAAGAAGAAAGTAATCCAAGCATCAGATGCTGTTAAGGCCAGAGCCTCTCTTGGTGAAGGAGAGAGTCTTAAGAAGAAGATTATTAACTCATATCATGTAGAAGACTTCTTTACGGGCGTTAAGAAGATCGGCGATAGTACTATGGATATTGTTGAGCTTGATCCACCATATGCTATTGATCTGGAGAAGCAGAAGAAAGACTATAATTACACAGGTTATAATGAGATAGATGCTAAGGATTATTCTGAATTTATGTATAAAGTTTTTTCAGAATGTTATAGAGTTCTCAAACCTAACAGTTGGCTTATATGCTGGTTTGGTCCTGAACCTTGGTTTGAGGCTATACATCAATGGCTTCTTGATACTAAATTTAAGAACAAACGTATGCCTGCTGTATGGATTAAGGGAGAAGAATCAGATGGTCATGTTGTTGAGAAGACATCTGGTCAGTGTATGCAGCCTGAAAGAGATCTTGCCAAAGCATATGAAATGTTTTACTATGCAAGGAAAGGTATTCCCACTCTTGCCAAACCAGGTCAGACTAATGTCTTTGGCTACAAACCTATTCCGCCACAGCAGAAAGTCCATCCAACTGAGCGTCCTATTGAGATGATTTCAGATGTTCTCACAACTTTTGCACAGCCCAATGCTAACGTGCTTGTTCCTTTTGCTGGTTCAGGTAATACTCTGATAGCTGCAGCACAAAATCAGATGATACCGATTGGCTTTGATCTTACGAAAGAGTATTTTGAGAGCTATATTATTAAATGTCATAAGATGTTATAGCTATGAATTGGCTTAAGATTCGTAACTCTGACTGGTATGATATAGTTTTAGATTTTCTTATTGCTATTGGTTATATTAGTTTTATGGCTCTTATTTATTTTGTTTTTACTGCTTTTTTTGAAAGGAGGATATTTTGATCTTACCAAGAGCTAAAACAACTGTTCCTCCTGCAGGAAGATTTGATGCTCCTTATGTTTTGATTGGTGAGCAGCCTGGCCGTATTGAAGTTCGTGAACGTAAGATGTTTGTTGGACCTACTGGAAATGAACTTAACGCTGATCTGAATGCAGCTAATGTTGATAGACCTCTTTGCTATCTCACTAACGTGATTAAGGATATGGACTATCATAAGGACAGATATATTCAACTTTATAAGAATCGTAAGCTGCTTCCAGATCCTATTGTGTCTCAGGCTGGTCAAGCATACCTTGATTTCCTGCAGTGGGAGCTATCTCAGACAACATCTAAATACTTTGGAGCTATAGGTGGAATAGCATTGTTTGCTCTGACAGGTAGAGTTGGAATTATCAAGTGGCGTGGAAGTCTTCTTGATTGTACACTGGTTGAGGGCCGGAAGGTTATTCCTATGCTTCATCCTTCTACCGTTATAGCTCCCACCAATCAATATTTGAACAAGCGTCTAATTATCTTTGACCTCAAACGTCTTCGTAAATACCAGTCAGGTCTGATGGTAGCTACAGATCGTGAGGTCTCAATCGAACCTACCTTCATCAATGCTATGGACTTCCTTAATTATATTCAGCAGAAGGGACTTGAAGGAAATCGTATCAGCTATGATATTGAGGTTTTCATGAATCGAGTTCATAAGCAGGTAAGCTGTATTGCATTTGCAGTCAATCGTCATGCTATGTGTATTCCTTTTACTGAAAGTAGTGGAGATTATTTCATTCTCAGGCAAGAAATAGAGATATGGAAGAAGATTGCAGAGGTTCTGGAAGACTCACGAATCAGAGTCTGTGGTCAGAATCTTACCTTTGATGGACACTTTTTGCTGAGAAACTATGGTATCAGAGTCTCTAACCTTGATGATACAATGATAGCACAGAATACTATGATGCCAGATTATCCGAAGGGTTTAGACTTCATTACAGCTCTCTGGACAGATCATCCTTATTATAAAGCAGATGGAAAAGCGTTCTTTAAGGGTAGTGGTAAATACAGAAAGTTCTGGCAGTATAATGCTACTGATGCATTGATCTGTGATGAGGCCCTACCAAAGCAGATGACAGAGATAGAAAGAACTAATAACATGGAGATCTATCAGGCACAGACTAAGCTCATTGAGCCTCTTGTATATATGATGGAGAGAGGTCTGAAGGTAGATGTTCATAAGATGGAGACTGCAGGGCGAGATTATGAGAAGAAGATAGAAGATGCTCAGATTAAACTTAATGCTTTGGCTGGTCATGCACTGAATGCTAATAGTCATAAGCAGCTAAAAGATTATTTCTATGGTGAAAAGAATATTAAGCCCTTCAAGTCCAAGGGTAAGGATTCTTATGATGATCTTGCTATGAAGAGAATGATAAGAAAAGACATACATGAAGCAAAGCTTATTCAGAATATAAGACATTATACGAAGCTTAAATCAACATATCTTGATCTGACAAAGATAGATAGTGATGGAAGAATAAGATGCTCATATAATCCTGTCGGTACAAGATACAGTAGGCTATCATCAAGTAAGAATATCTGGGGAACTGGTGGTAATCAGCAGAATTGGCCACATAATCTTCAGGAGTTTCTAATCCCTGATGAAGGATATGTTTATTATGCTTTTGATTTAAGTCAAGCTGAGAATCGTATTGTTGCTTATGTCGGTGAGGTTATCAATATGATAGAATGTTTTGAGAATAATATTGATGTTCACTCAAAGACAGCTCGAATGATTATGAGGGTCTTCTATCATATGAAAGAGCTTGGAGAACATGGTGTCTATGATTTATGTCCTCTTGGTGATGGTACTCAGAATTGGCGATTCTGGGGTAAGAAAGCTGATCATGGATTCAACTATGATTGGGGATATAGGAATTTTTCTCTTAAGAATGAGCTGAGAGAAAATGATGGTAAGCTGATCTATATGTCTTATCATAAACTCTATCCTGGTGTTCAGCAATCATATCATACTTATGTAAAACGACAGTTGAGAGATGGAAGGACATTGAAGAATCTCATGGGAAGAAGTACTCTTTTCCTTGGTGCGATATCTGGTCAGAAAGCAGATGCAACATTTAAGGAAGCTTATTCCTGTATACCACAAGGCACGGTTGGAGATATCATCAATCAGAGAGGTCTTAATTATATCTATTATAATCAGGATTTGTTTGAGCCGATTGAACTTCTTAGGCAGGTTCATGATGAGATTGGTTTTCAGATACCTTTATCGATTGGTTGGGAAGAACATGCAAGAATGTTAAGGTTGATAAAGAGCAGCCTTGAGCAACCTTTAACAACTCATAACGGTAGAACCTTTGTTATACCTGCTGGTCTGACAATGGGAGTTCATATGAATAAAGAAGAAGGAATTGACCCAGAATTTAATGATAACTTGACAGATAATCTGAAGCAGAGCTGGGAGACTTTGAATGAGTAATGATAAGCGAGAGTTAGCGGACTGGTTCGATAGTTATATAGATTACACACATGGCTCTATGGAGGATCTTCACTCTGAGCCACCTAAAAGATATCATCAATGGATGGCAGTCTCAACAATGGCTGCAGCTTTACAGAGAAAGTGTCGGATAAGATGGGGCTCAATTATATTCTATCCTAATTTCTATGTAGTCTTAGTGGCACCTGCAGGACAAGCTCGAAAGGGTACTGCAATGAGCTTTGCAAGAGGCTTCCTAGATCAACTAATGATTCCAATGTCATCTGATACTACATCTATACAGGCCCTTATAAAGCGTATGAGTGAGTGTACTAATACTGAGGAAGAATCAGATCAAGGTTATTTCGAGAGTCATTCTTCGATCACAGCTTTTTCACCTGAGCTGACAGTGTTTCTGGGATTCTCTAACAAAGAGCTAATTTCAAATCTCTGTGACTTCTATGATTGTCGAAATAGATTTGAGTATGAAACAGTGAGCAGAGGATTGGAAGAGATCGTAGGAGTTTTTCTTAACCTTGCTGGAGCGACAACACCTGAGCTCATTCAGGGAAGTATGTCAACTGAGACCATCGGAAGTGGATTAACAAGTCGTATGATCTTCGTATATGAACCTGGAATCCTCAAGCGAGTCATCTGCCCATTCTATACCATGTCAGATGAAGGTAAGGCTTTGGAGAAGAAACTAGTAAAAGATCTGACAATGATAAGATCCCTAAAAGGAGATTTTAAGATTGACAAAGGTTTTCTTGATCTATGGACAGACTGGTACGGGAACTATCCAAATATCTGCCCATTTGATCCTATGCACTTCGGAGGTTATTGGGAGCGTAGGCCGACTCATATCATGAAGATGTCTATGATTATGTCTGCCAGTCGCTCTAATGAGATGATTATTAAGGAGGGAGATCTTCTAAGAGCTATAAAACTTCTAGAAAGTACAGAGGTTAAGATGACAAGTGTCTTTAATAGAGTCGGTCAGAGTTCTCAGGCTGATAATATTCAGATGGTTATGAACTATATTGCAAGATTTGAGGAGATCTCAACTGCAGACCTGATGAAAGAATTTCTCATGTTTGTGAGTGAGCAAGAGCTTGATAGTATTCTTGGTGCTTTGAGATCATCTGGCTTCATTCATGCTCCAATATCAAGAGGAACAGAAGTATATCTTAAACATAGAAAAGCATATTACTCCGTTCGAAAAACGGACAAAGATGGAAGGTAACCTATGACAACATCTAGATCAGACTTAAAGAAAATTGCAGATCTTTTACATACAATCTACTGTGGACTTCCGCATGAGATGGAAATGGAGAAGTTTAATACTTCTAAGAAGTGTAAGTATTATCTTGAAGATACCATTGATAGGACATGGGAGCTTGATGAGCATAAAGAGTGGCTGAAGCAAGCTCAGTGTTTGGTGTCGGTATCTCATCCACTTGAGGTAACAGAGGTCTTAGGAGATATAGTTAAGATATATCAGATAGCAGAAAAGCTAAGAAAAGTAAATCCGAAACTATTTTCATATATATTAATGCTTATTAAATAAAGGAGAAGAAATCATGAACAGTGAAGCTATCAGGAAACAGATAAAGCACGCAAGTAACGCAGTAGATCTTGTTAAGATGAGTCAGCGTTCTCAGCATACTTCTATTAAGGAAGCTATGAAGAAAATGCTCAGAGCTATGTCAATGATTGTAGAGCTTGTAGGAGAAAAGAGCGATGAAGTATTAATTAAAGATATTTCCAATAAGAATATTGAGTTAGATAAACCAGATCTTAGTAACATTCTTAAAAAAGCTGCTGAGATCAAAGTAGATCATAATGCTAAGGAAGCAGCGAAAGGAGGTAAGAAATATGAGTAATGTACCTGTAACTAAGAAAGGTTATGAGTGGAAAGAGTTTGCTGAGAAGGTTCTTGATCATGTTGAGAATTACACAGTACCTCAGTATGGTGATACAGGCTTTGATCAGATGGAAGAATGGTCTATTGATGCTTGCTATCTGGCTATTAGAAAATACATGATGAGATCAGGTCGTAATGCTAGGCCTGGTCAAGATAAGCTTGATGCGTTGAAGATAGCTCATTACGCTTGTTTCATTTACCAGAAGTTAACAGAGAAGGAGGAAAAAGATGACAAGACAGCAGAAGTGGGATAATAGATTCTATGATCTATGTGAGGAGATCGGAAACTGGTCTTCCTGTCTCTCACGTAAGATAGGTTCAGTACTAGTTCGTGATAATACTATTCTGGCCACTGGATATAATGGGCCTCCAAGAGGTGTATCTCATTGTGGTAAGGAGCGTGAGAAAACCGATGTTGCTCTTTTCAGGCTTCTCAAAGATAGTAAGAATCTGTTTGGTAATTCTACTATGTGTCCTAGACAGAGATTAGGATATAAGTCAGGAGAGGGATTACATATCTGTCCAGCAGCTCATGCCGAGGACAACTGTATTACCAATGCTGCAAGAGAGGGAGTTGTTACAATCGGAGCCACTCTTTACCTTAACGCTTGTATCCCCTGTAAAGATTGTCTTAAGAAGATAATTAATGCAGGTATAGATGAGATTGTATGTACAGAGCTCATACCTTATGATGAGTTATCTAAGTGGCTGATAGGAGAGTCTAATCTTATAATAAGAACATTTGAAGAGGGGGAAGAGTAATGGAATTCTTTTTTGATACTGAGACGAGTGGATTCTTAAAGAAAGATCTTGCACCTGATCATCCAGATCAGTCATGGATTATGCAGTTAGCTTTTATCGTGAGTGATAAAGATAGAATCTATACTGAGTTCAGCTCATTGATCTATGCAGGAGATAGAGTGTGTAATCCTCATGCTCAGAAGGTTCATGAGATATCAGTTGAGGAGTGTAATAAGAGAGGAATATCTGAAGCTCTTATATCAAATCTTCTACTTAATATGATAACTCCAATACCTGAGTTGACTTTGGTAGCTCATAACATATTCTTTGATCTTGACTTTGTATCCCAGATGTTATTTAGACGACAACAAAAGGAGTTTGATAGATTAATAAAGAAACTTCCTCTCTTCTGCACCATGAAGTCAACAACTGAGCTCTGTAAGCTCCCTGGTCGCTATGGAAAATATAAGTGGCCTAAGCTTACAGAGCTATATAGCTTTCTGTTTAATGAAGAGTTTGAAGGTGCTCATGATGCCCTTGTAGATGTTAAGGCAACCAGGAGATGTTATTATAAGCTGAAAGAAATGGGACTTTAATCATCTTTAATCTTACCAGACAATCCCCCAGAACCTCCAAAGCCAGAAGTCAGAGATGTAGATTTCTTCTTTGGAGGTTCTACATATCTTCCAAGAGCTATATCAGCTCCTGATCCACCACGTTCTTTAGCTCTCAGCATTTTAAAGAACTGATTAGAACCAGATACACCTAGAAGTTTTATCGCTGCTTGCATATCTCCCTTACCGATAAGTTTAAGAGCCTCAGTCATAACAGGTCCACCTATCTCACTTCCATATCTTAGACGCCCGCCAAATATAGGTACATATTCAGCAATCTCTTTTAGACTTGCTGCAAAGGCTTTAGCAGAATCTTCAGTCTCCTCAAACTTCTCTTGATAAGCTCTAATAGGAGTTGGATTAGGAGAGTTCATTTTAAGAACATCCTCATAGAAAGCATTAACAGCTGTTGTGGCCAGAACAAACCTAATAACATTTTTAACTCTTGTAGGATTCTTTATGTCAGCATTCTTAATTCCCATAACATCTTTAGTTAGAAAGCCCCAGTGATTGATTACAAAGGTTTGGAGAGATGTAATCGTCTTTCCTATTTGAGTTCTCTGTATTGGAGCTACATCACTCTTAGCTGCAGAAGCCTGAGTTCTTGTAACAATATCATCTGCATAGTTTATAGCTTCCCTCTTTCCAAGCTTCATACTCTTTGTGGCCTTCTCAAACGCACCAAGCCAAGTAATTCTAGCAGCTATACTATCAAGAACAGCCAAAGGAGCTGTACCAACCTGAGCAATCTTCTGCTTAACCTGACCTGGAAGTTTCTTTCCCATATGCATAGCTTCATATAGGGCTACTTCAGGAGATCTTGTATTAAGAACATTAGAGAGCTTTCCTGCCATCTTCCACTTAGCAGGTCTTATAATCTGAGCAATACCTTTTGCCATATAGTATTCACCAAGCACAGTATATGAGCTAGCCAAAGCGGCAGGCTGTATCAGAGCTGATCGCACGTTGTAAGCAAGAAGAGAATAAACAACATTACCATTGAGAACCTGCATAGCTCGTCTGGTTTTTGGATTAGCTATATCCCATGCAGGAATCTTACCAGCTTGATAATCCAACCAGTGTCTCATAAAGTTATAAGCATTAGGAGCATTCTTTGCCATACCAAATTTCTCTGTCATGAGTTCATTAAGCTTAGCTAGCCTGGGTCCCATCTCAATATAATGAGTAGCTGACTTAGCATATCCATCCATGACAGAGAAAGGATTAAGACTTAGCCTACGTGCTTTTTCAGGACCTGCTCTGAATTTGGCAAAGCGAAAGCTTGGAACTCTTTTATGCTCCGCCATCTTACTCTCAATAGTCCTAGTATCACTAAACAGACTTCCATCTTTTACTTTCTCAATCTGCATAAGATCCTGTACCCAGGTAAAGTAATTCTCCATCTTTGGAAAAGGTTTCTCACCCGCAGCTTCTCTTGCTTTATTAATAAGAGGAAACAACTCATCATAAATAGCTCTTAAAGATTCATATGCCTTGATTTCCTTAGGTCTCAGCTTAGGTATCTTTGTTATTCCCTGCTGAGCAAGAACTTCAAGACCATCAGGTTGTTTAGCAATAGCATGAATCCCAATTCGCTTATGGCTTATGTAAGGTACAGAATTCCTGATCTTCTTTGAACGTTTAAGAATCTCACGAAGATGATCAAATGCTAAACTCTCTCCCTCCTTAACAGTTCTATAAAATGTCTCCTTTACGGCAGGAGGAAGTTTCTCAAATGTCCTAATAGCATTCTCCCATGAGAGATGTTCAGATGTCAGCCTTACAGGCATATCATTTATAGTAGCTATCATATGAGCTTCACCACGAGTAACAGCAGGAGCCTTTCCCTTCTCCTTTCCAGGAAGTTTTCTGCGTTTAAGAAGTGCTAGAGGATCTTGTCCTTTCTTCAACCATTTAGATTCCTTACCTTCGTTCAAAATACGGACAGAGGCATCAGAGAATACTTTAAGAATATCCTTATCAGTAGCTCCTCGTACACGGAGTTCCTTAATAGCTCTGTTTCGAGAAAAGAATCCCTTTTTGATCCTATCCTTTATATCCTTTATGAGTTTAGTATCAAGCTCAATATAGCCTTTTTCATTAAAAGGAAAGCTCCTGTCACCTCCCACCTTATCAACATCTACATCAACCCGCTCACCAAACTGATCCTCAAGATCTCCAAGCTCCTCATCTTTGAGAATCTCCTCCCACTGTTTTTGTTCCAACTCTCTTTCTTTTTTTAACTGTGCTTTTGTTTTTTTTGTTTTTGCTTTTTCGACTACCCAGCCTTCCCCGTCAGTGTTTTTAACCAGTTCTCCTTGCATACCCATCTCAGCAACTTGTTGTTTTGCAATAGCTTTTGTTTTAACCACCTTACCATCTTTAGTTATTGGCTTTCGAGAAGCAAGGTAGGCCTCAACAACCTCATCAGGTTCTGTTGGTTTTCTGGTTAGGTCTTCTTTAACCCCAGGCTTACGACCTGTCTCAGGATCGACTCGCTTAGGTTGAGGAAGAGATTCAGGAGCAGGTTTAACAGGCTCAGCAACCTTAGCTTTTTTCTCTGTCTTAATTCTCTCGACAGCTTCTGTCTCAGCCTTAAGCTCATTCTCTATATGCTTCAACGCTGTCTTATTTCCACCCTCAGCTTTGATAGCACGAATAGCAGATCTGATATCAGGATCACTATAACCGAAGTCCTTCATATCTTGAACATAATCAGGACTCTTTTTGAGCTCTGTTAAGATCTTATCAACTCCAATTCTTTTCTTTCCTGTGATGATATCTTTAACATTAGCATAGATACCCATATCCTCAGCGATTATGATGTCGTCAGAGATTACTTGCTGGATAGACTCAGAGATGATAGGTTTAGATGGTTGGGGCTTGGTAGGCTCAACAGGTTCTACTTCTTTTATCTCAACAGACTTAGCTAATTTTACAGGTTTCTCTTTTCCAAGACGCTTTATAACCTCATCAGCAACCCTTCTTGCTTCAGCTGTTATCTCCTTATTACCTGCACCTCTTCTAAATGCCTCATCTATTCTAGACATTATAGTCTCTGTAAACTCATCACGTAAAAAAAGATCCTGAACTTGTTCACTAGTAAGATCAGCAAGTTGTTTTACTCTTGCTACAAATAATGAACGTGCTTCTACTTCATGAGTAGGTTCTTTCTCTGCCTGCTCAGCAACCCATCTCTTTACTTCTGCACTTCTATCAGGCTCTCCTTTTCCTTTAGCCTCAGTACCCACTGACTCAGAAGCTACATCTGTCTTGAGTTCAGCAGGTACTGGCTTAGTAGACTTCTCTATCTCTCTTGGTAACCATAATGCTTCATTAGGATTAGGTGAATATAATTCATTAGTAGGTATCTCTTTTGTATAGAGTTTTGCCTCTTTTCCAGCACCTTCTAAGTATTTCTTAGCTGATTCTTTTGAGAAGGTAACAAAATCACCTTGTCTAATCTCACTCTGTCCTGCACGATAAACAGTTACCATACCCTTTTTAACAGGAGCTTTATTTAAAGCAATAGCCTGAGTTTCTTTTGAAAGATCTCTTATATAATCAAGACCTATTCCTTCTTTATCTAAACCCATCATACGAATAGTCTTAGGAACATCTGCTGGAGGAATACTTTCCATAGGCTGAACTCTTCCACCAGGCTGATCTCTATAAGGGATATCCAGATCTGATTCTTCTCCCTCAGGAAGTTCTGATCTAGATTTTAGTTTAGTAGTCTCAACAGGTTTTTTACCATCTTTCTTCATTTCTCTAAGTCTATCTAAGAATTGCTTTGCTGTATCACGATTCATCTTTTTCATGGTTCTTACACCAGTAATTTCTTCAGCAAGATTTCTTCTAACTTCCTCAGACATTTTAAGATCACGTGCATACTGATGCGCTTTCTTCATCTGACTTATTGTGGCTCGTTTAAGAGCTTTTCCTTCAGGTTTATCAATAGAATCAAAGTACTCATTAGTCCTACTCTCTATTTTCTCAATAGATATATCTGGTTTATAAAGCTCAGGTCTAATATCCTCTAAGAATTTCATATAGTTATTTACTGTAGTTTTAACTTCCTTACCAGAAGAATGCATCATCTTAAACATAGTAAGTTCACCAGCTGACTTAAACATCCAGCCAGCATTCGGAAAACCTTTCTCAGTTAGCCATTTATCAGCCTTTGCTGGATAGTATAAAAGAACTTCAGATAGTGCTAAATCTGCAAGCTTAAGAGCATCTTTAGTTGACTTATATTTAGGTTCTTCTAACTGACCAACAGTCATCTCAGAAATTAAACTCATTGCATCATCTATATTAGCTCTAATCTGTTCAGGAGTTTTCTTCATCTGCTCTAATGTTAGTTCACGCTTAGCCTTCTCATACCTATCTGCATTATAGATATCTTGATACTCAGGAAGTGATTTAGCTTTAGAGAGTTTCTTCTGAAGAGCTTGTTTCTTGTCTATCTGAAAAGCTTCAGACATGCTTGTCATAACATTTATACTCTTATCATGAATAAACTGTCCAGCACCTGCAGCAAGAGATGGAAAATATGCAAGAACTCCAACTCCAAGATGAGTAGCAGCTTCTATTCCAGCGTTCATAGGATCAGTGTATCGAGACATCTCTTTGTTTAGAACTGTCTCAGGAGTCAACTTAGATTCAGGAATAGGAGCAGGAGTTTCAATTCCAGTACCAGCTATAGCTTGATCATAATCAGAGAGGAACTGTTTATCCTCTGCAGTAATAGACAAATCTACAGAAGTCTGAGGAGCCTGAAGAGTTTGTGTCTGAGGAATAATATCTGTAGTTATACCAGTAGCTTTATTATAATTATCTAAGAACTCTTGGTCGTTCATTTAGATACTCCCTTATTGTTATTATAGATTCTGAGTAATTCATCTTGAACACGAACCTTTTTTAATCTGGCAGCCCTATAAACATCCTCCATTGTATATCCAGGAGGAAGAGGTACTGAGACAGCCTGAGTCTGATCTGAAGATAATCTATCAATACCCATAAACTTCTTAGTCTTAGGAACTTTCAATGCACCGTAGTGAGATTTAAGAGATCTACCTATAGCATTATAAGAAGCAATATCTGAATCATCTGGATTCTCTTTCGAAGCTTCAGTTCCAAAAAGTTTCTGACCAAGATTATATTCCATTCCAGTAAAACGAGCTTCCTCACCAGGTGTAAGACCTTCTCGTCTACTATTAATATAAGCAGTAAAAGCATTTGGATTAGCTGTCATAAGATCTTGTATATGATCTGGATCTGTCATCTGTTTAAAAGTTAGTCCTGCAAGATTATCTATAGAAGTTTGTTTCTGCTCAGCTACTTTTCCATCAGCTATAGATTTAGTAATAGCAATATAATTAGCTGTTGAGAGATTATAACTCTTTCCATTTATCATTGTAGGAATAGTATTTTTTAGCTGACTCAACCTCTCATCATCAAGTTCTCCGGCTTTAGCTAATCGTTCTATATTAGCCATATCTTTAAGACTACTAGTAATATCTGCTCGTTTGACTTTATAAGTCTTCTTAGTTACTGGATCAGTTATCTCAGACATCTCAGGATTTTCAATCTCTTTCTGTCTAGCTCTTGCCAAGCCTGCCGAGGCTTTCTGAGCAGCTATAGTCGATTCTCTTCCTGCCTGACCTGCCAGCATTTCCATCATTCTTTGTATGCCTTGATCACGAGCTATTCTACTTCCAGATACTCCTCTGATTTCCTCAGGAGATAATCCAGAGAGATCAACAGGGGCTGCTGGTTTAGGATTTTCTAAAAAAGATGTAGCATCCATTAGATATTTCCTCCTCCAAAATCTTTCATAAAGTCATCAGCAGTAAGAATCTTAGGTGTCTCAACTCCTGAACTTACATTTGGAGCCTTCACTGGCTGATCCATTCCCGCTAATCCTGTAAGACTATAATCAATTCCTGTACCATCTTTACCTATAGAAGTTGTAAGTTTGGTAGGTCCTGGTTTATCTCCAGGAGTCATAGCTTTCAGAAGCTGCTGAAACATATCATTTGAGCGTGTCTGTCCAGCTGTCTCAGCCTTTGCCGCAAGTTGACTCTTACCAAGATCTGTTCCAATTCCAGCCGCTACATTCTTTGGATCAAATCCCTGACCAAGCATATCTAGACCAATAGATAGTTGCTCTGGAGCACCTTTAACAACATCACCATTTATAGTTTCATCACCACCGAGAGCTCCCCAAAGACCTCCCCATTTACCATCAGCCATTTTAAAACCTCCTTTATATTATAAGAAAGACGAGAAAATTCCTAAAGCTGCCCCCATACCTGCTCCCATAGGACCTCCAATAGCCCCTATTTTTGAGCCTATCATAGCACCTGCTGCAGCTCCTGACAGAGCTCCACCAATAGCAGAAGATGATTGACTAGGAGCATCTGCTCCCTGACTTGTAGCAGCACCTGCAATAGATGCCATCATATTACCTCCATATTGATACATCTCAAGATCCCACTTAGCATCAAGTTCATCTAATTGAAGATCTCGATCTTCCTGATCTTTTGTAGCAGCAATAAACATACGATTATATTCAAGAGAATAATGAGCTACAGCCTTCTCAAGCTCAGCTCGAGTAAGTAGAGCCTGAAGCATTGTTGCTGCAGATTGTATTATCATCTCATTTCTCTGCAAAGAAGACTTCAATCTAAGATCGGATGTATATTTAGCTACATCTCTGTCTCTCATTCCATAGATCAAAGCTTCTCCAAGAGCAAAGGCTGAAGACTGAACTGCATTGATATCTTGCATACCACGCTGAAACTTCGGTATAGTAACATTATCAACTTGATCATCAAGAACATCTGCAAAGGCTGCAATATCAGCGGTTATGTAAGTCTCACTAATCAGAGCATCTACAGTTGTCTTTGCCTGAGTCATAGCAGAATCCCAGTCACTCTCATTACTCAATGCATCTACAACTGTATTGAAAGCACACACTGCAGTATCCATAGCTGCAAGAGGAGTAGCAGGATCATAAGCAGTAGCAGAATAATAAGGACTGTTTCCAGTAGTAGCAGTCACTATATCAGCTGCAACAGCAGTCAACCAAGTTCCATGCATTGTCTTCATGTATTCAGGATAGTCAACCTTACCAGAAGAACTACCAGAGCTTCCTCCACCACCCTTACACTCAGCAACTTCTCCTTCATACTCATATGAGTCTTCTTCGAGAACTTTCAGAGTACTCATATCTATTACTATCTTATTATATATTCTCATAGTATTCCTTTTCCTACCTTGTTCGCGCCTTCGGCACTCACAGACCGTGGTGCCTACGGCAAAAAACTATTGAAATTTTCATGAGTTAAAGCTAAACAAAAAGCATATTTAATAACAAAAAATAGAAACATTAACAAAATCTGTGATCGTCCTAATGAGGTATCGTTGACCAGTCATGTAACACTTCGTTCGGAATTATTACGAAGGTATGTTGTACACTCCGTATCGGGTATCTACATTAAAACCAAGAGCTGTGGTTACATTCAGAATGCGGGGTTCTTCTGAGTAAAAGAGTATCCGAAAGCAGCCGGCTTCCTTACTATAATTGAGAAGGGTCTTAAGACCTTCATCATAGAAATCTAATTCCATTGTCTCCCATCCGGCCAGACAATATATGAGAAGGCTTCGTACGCCTGTTATATCGTCATAGATGATTCGAGTAATGAGCATACATATTATCTCATTCTGTTTCTCTGCAAGCTTCTTATACCCAACCCAGCATACAAGCTCTCCAATTGTAAGAGAACGGAGAATGTTATTGTCTCGATTAGCGAGTTGTCCTGGTATGTCAGGAATAGCCTTACTGAGCATATCCTTAATAGCTTCCCAATGTGTAGAAATCTGTTCTGTTGAAAGTCTTATTATCATCTCATCAATCCCCTTATTGCCCTTTTATCACAGAATTTAACTTTAGCCATTATTGAATCAAGATTAAAAGTGGCGCTTTTGTATGTTGTTCCTTTGAGAGCAAGTCTGAATTCCCTTGCAGTTACTGGTGTTGAGAGCTGTCCCAGAGGGTTAAGATCCATCCATCCAAGAGCTGTGAAAGATGCTGTGTTATAGGTATATAGGTGTTCTATGTTGGCTGAGAGCTTACCACCTGTCGCCACATAGCCAGCTCCAAACTCAAGACCTTCCAGAGTCTTCAACCCTTGTGAGCCAAAGTCAAGTCTGTCAGTTTTGAGTCTGATCTCAACGTCAGCTCCGTCTGCCCAGAAGCCACAGAGAGTTCCTTTATAATCTCCAACTGATGTAGCCATTTGATCTGTAGTATAAAGGCCGTGTTCTGTCAGAACATAACCTGTAATACCATTAGATATATAGAATCGTTTTTTAGCTGGAACATAGCTTATGATGGTTCGGTTAGCATGAGTCACCATTGCCTTCATGTATTCTCTGTATCCAAGTTTCTGAGCCTTAAGGTCTGCTCCTATCATCCAGAGATCATAATTACGATCTATATAACAGATAGTGTTTGCATCACCTGCTACATGATTCCCACTTCTGATGCCCGCCCCAGGAAGATGTTGCATCCCAAAGGTAACGGCGGGTGCTGAAGCAGGATAAAGAAAGGCCTGACCACCATCTCCAAATACTATCACTCCCTTGCCAAGATGCTTAACTTTATAAACAATTCCTTTGCCTCCATTCTCCCAAGGCATCCTACGATAACCAGCTACATTGTTAGCATCATATGGCCGGAAGTCAAAATATCCAATGGCTGACCAAGCTACTCCACATAGACCCAGATCACTCCAAGTTGCGTTGGTTGAATAGATTCCGCCAATAACCGCTTGACCATTAAGATTACATCCTGAGATAAATCTCGGCGCTTTGGTTGACTCAAGAGCTGTAATGAGAGGAGCTGCCACACCTGGATTTCTTCTAACAGTTGTATGAACTGCTGTGCCTGCGTTATAACCAAATGCAGAGACTGTATAGAATTGTCCAAAGTCCATTACATCAAGCTGATCAATATAAGAGGGGCTGCCGAAGTCATGCATGGCGGTAGCTGTCCATGTGTTAGCATCATTGACAAGTTCATACATGACAAGATTTCCGTTAGCTGCTGGAACTCCTGCAGAACAATCATCAGCGGCTGCTACGATAGCAAAGGCCAGCGTGTAGTATTTTCCAAAGAAGACCTGAGGATAAGGCCACGTTACATCCCATGTTCCACAACTTGATATTATTGTATCTGGCATTTCTTATTCCTTATTTATTTTAACTATAGTTTCCCTAACTGTTTTATTACTAAACTTATCATTTCCACAATTAGGACAGAACCACTGAGATTTAAAATTACCTTCCACCTGATCTCCTTTATTAGAGTTAACTGGAAAGAGATTCATTATTGAGCCACACTCAACACACTTAAGAGCATTCTTCTCCCATTGGATTTTTGAGCTTTTCTCTATATTCGCTATTTTTCTTTTATTGTCTAATCGTAGAACTTTTTCTTTCTTAATATAAGCTATGAATTCTTGATTAGATATTTCATTCTTCTCAAGATTCTTTATTAGGGTAACTATATCTTGAAGTTGTCCAAAAGTAAAACTGAAAGCCTCGAGTAATTTTTTTATTAGCATTTCCACCTCTGACCATAGAAAAAACCTATTCCAACATTGTAACGAGTGCCAAGACATCCTCTTGGACAAGCTGCAAGATCTGTATCTTGTATGATTAATTCTTCTAATGTAACTTGATAACCATCGTCAAAAGTATATATAGTTCCAGCAAAGTCCGCACACCCTTCTGAATAGCACCATCCAGTTAGTTGTGGGTTTCTACTCGATCTATGAATATTAGTAAAATAGCCAAAATTTTCTGCAAAAGCTCTCCAATTGCCATAATAACTTCCACCTGCTCCACAATAAGAGGAACAAGATGTCCCAGTCCATCCAGCAGGTATCGGGATATCTGCGGGTGCTTCAATCGAAAAGTCATTAACCCACTGTCCTATTGTACTTCTTATATAACCTGTAGTTGTTTTTCCACAAGCATCAAGAACTGTCATTATACCACTTCCACAAGCTATATTATCTGTAATTAGTGTATTTGTTAATTCAGTTGTGGTTGCATTAGCAAAGGTAAAACCAGTTCCTTCCACACTCCAGCTATAAGGTGCTTTACCATCTGCAATAGCTACTACTACTGAGTCATCTGGGGATATAGTTTCAGGACTTACTACATCATCCCATGATACATCAGTTATATCATCACAAGGATTATAACAAACTTTCAAATTACTGCTAATGCTATTTCCACAACTATCTACAACTGTAACAACTGCACTACTTCCAGTACTAACAGTAGCATCTGTACTAACAGTATTAGTTCTAGCAGAAGTTGTAGCAGAGGCTAAACTAAAACCTGAACCTATAATAGACCAACTAAAGTCTCCTACTCCTCCAACTACTGATATCTCTTTAGAGTCACTTTTATAAAGACTATCATAAGTAGGATTAATTCTGAAATAGTATTCTGGATCATTACAAGTATCTACAGTTTCAGCAAGAAGATCCATCTTAAATCCTACATCACCAGTTCCAGTCTTCTTCATCTGAAAGTTAAAATTATTCTTGGGAGTATAAGCCATATCTATATCACCATAATGAAGTCATTGATAAGAGTATCAGTATCTGAATCTTCATAACCAGTCTTTGTCATCTTAATAGCATGACTACCAACTGTAACATCAGTAATGGTTATCAGTCCATCTGCATCTGTAGTACCCTTATTAACAGTATCTATAAACACAGTCACAGTTGCCAGATCTGCATCACTCACAAAATCCGCTACATTAATAGTAATGTCTCTGGTTGTAGCAACTGCAGTCTCACTTCCCAGACCGCCAAAGCTGGCAGCCTCATTCAGAGAGTATATGTAATCATGAAGCTCCAGACCATTCTCTGCTGGTGCAAGATTATGGCATTCTACTACAGAGCCGTTCTCTCTTGGATTATTAGGAAACTTCCTGAGTCCCTCAAAGAGAGTATCTTTCAGCTTGTAATTAAATTCTTTCACTGAGATCCTCCAGCTTCTCTAACTCCCCAAGCATAACGGTCTTGATTTTACTATCTGATTGCTTTACTTGAAACAGAGCTGTTGTCCAGATATCTTCTATCAGAGGAGGACTGTTCTCATTAATATCAGCTGACGTCAGATCAATTCGAAGGGTAAAGAATCCAACATCATCTATTGAGAGATTGATATCTTCGGTCAACAGCTCTTTATGCGTTTCAAATACAAATTGCTTTCCGATGCCGACTCGTGTCTCAAGATTGCATATGAACTTAACTGCCTTCTTAGTATTATACTTCTTAATGGCCAGACAGATCTTTGTCAGCTCTCCTGAAGGAAATATCCCTCTGAGAAGAACTCCATCAGGCTCTGGCTTTTTAGCATACTGAAATATAATCGAGGGAGGCATAATTCCTACAACCTTCTCATTCATCCGTCTTGCCAAACGTTTAAGAATAACCTCAAGATGTTTAAACTTAGCTTCTGAATCTTTGCCCTTGATAGTTATCTGTGCTCGCTTATCTCCCATCTTATCCTCCAGTTATCCTATAATCTGATTAACACCAGAAATTGATTCTTCTATATTATCCTTATCAAGACCAAGAAGTTCATCTTCAATAGCATACTTCCAATCTTTCATTCCCTCAGTATTCCTGTTAAACACCTCAACCTGATAAAGAGCTGCTTTGATAAGAATTGCTGGCCAGTTCTCAGACCAATAACTCTCAGAAGCATCTATCGTCAGGGCATCTGAGTAAAACAGTCCCTGTATCTCAACAACTATCTTCTCATCAGGTGGGGCAAAAATCAGAATTCCTCTCAGTGCATTGCTGTCATCTTTGACATAATTAAAGAAAGCTCCAAGAGATGTCTGATCTGTATTCTCAGTCGATCTGAGTCTTGCTGGACAGTAATAAAGAGGAGTTCCTCTATCCGTAGCACTTATTAAGGATGAGTATTCTTCATAGAGCCATGACAGATCTTTCTTTGTCAACTCTGATCTTCCCTCAGCATTATTTATCCAGACCTCTTTTATTGCTCTACATTTAGCAAAAGTAGTATACCATGCTCCTGCAGCGAGCTCTTCAAATATTGTATTGTTAGCTTTAGGATTATGATAGTAACGATCAAGATAATCCTGACCAGCTTGAATGAAGAAGTCTGCTCCATTATCTGCCCAGTCAGTTGTATCAACAACAAGATCATAACGACCAT